CAGCGGTTATAGATGTAAAGGAACCGTCTGCCGTGAAAAAGAATGCGTCGGTATACAAAGCGGAGGAACTGGCGGCAGGTGCGGAAGAAGCGTTCGGGACGACACAGGAATGCGTCTTGGCTGCTCTCAGACAGGCTGGGATTGCAGAATGCACGAAAGAAGAAGCAGAAAAAGCGGTCAGAGCATTCCGGGGAAGGAAGGTTGAGTAATGGCAGGTTATTTTAAGATTGGTGAGGAAAAGGTCAGGCCAGGGTCGTATTTTAACATCAGTACCAATGACAAGCTGGTGGAGATCATCAACGGGGTTACAGCAGTAATCTTCCGGTCTGATTTCGGGCCGCTTGGTGAAGTTACGGAACTGGATAAGGACGAAGGCTATGCGGAGATGTTTGGCACAGGCGGCACAACGGATGCGCTCAGGGAAGCGCTCAGCGGCGGCGCGCTGACGCTTCTGGCCTGCCGTCTTGGTAACGGCGGCTCATGTGCGAAAGTTTCACTGCAGGATACAGAAGGGCAGGACTGTGTGGAGCTTGGTACAAAATACCCGGGTTCCAGGCCGTTTACAGCAACGGTACGCGAGAAACTTACGGATGCATCGCTGAAAGAATGCGTGATTTATTCCGGCACAAAGGAAATCGAAATGGTGACATTTGCTGCCGGTGAAGGAGAAGCGGCTGCATTGGCGGAAGCAATCGCCGGGACGGACAATTTTGTTGCGAAAGTGGCGGACGGGAAAGAAAAGGCGCTCCTTGCAAACGTTTCGCAGGCAGAGCTGACAGGGGGCGCTGACCCGGATGTAACCGTTGATTCGTATTCGGAGGCGTTTACGATGCTGGAACCGTATACGTTCAATACCATCTGCGTGGATACAGAAGACACCGCCATACACATGATGCTGCAGTCGTACCTTAACCGGATCTTCCAGGATGGGTCTTTTGCACAGGCGGTTGTTGCAGAAACAAATAAGATTGACATTAAGACCAGGCAGAAGCGCGCAGCAGCCTATGACGATGAAAAAATGAATTATGTGCTGAACCCGAAACTGCGCGTGAAGGTGACGGACGCTGCAACCAATACGGTAAGTTTCCTTGTAATTGACGGGTACAAGACAGCGGCACGTATTGCAGGCATGATTGGGGCGGTGCCAAGCAACCAGTCCCTGACGCATACGGTGCTTGATGATGTTACAGAACTGTTAGAGGAACTGACGCCCGCACAGATTACAAAGTCAGAGAAGATGGGGTGCATTGTCTTAGCTAAAAATACGAAAAAGAAAATCTGGATTGACTACGCGATCAACACCATGATCAACCCAACGGAAGACAAGGATAAGGGGTGGAAGAAGATCCGCCGTGTAAAAACGCGTTTTGAAATGCTCCGACGTTGCAACCAGGTTACGGACGACCTTGTAGGGAAAGTAGACAATGATACGAACGGGCGCAAGACGATTGTAAGCAACCTGAACAGTGTAGGCGCTGATATGATAGGAGAAGGGAAGCTCACCGCATTTACGGCGTCTGAAAGCAAAAGGTTTGTTTCAGACGGGGATTCCTGCTGGTTTGACATCGATGTGGTAGATAAAGATTCCGCTGAACATATTTACTGCATGTATAAATTCCAGTTCAGCACGAATGTGTAAGGGATGCTTGCAGGCCCGGCAGCAAAGGGTATAAAGTTGAAAAAGGAGGCGAATAAGCCATGAGAAACCCGCAGGCAGCAAATGACGCCAGGCATGGGCGGACAGGGAAAGACGGGGCTTTTTATAACAGCGAAGGGACTATGATAGCCACAGTGGAACAGTTTACTTCAAATGTAAGCTGGAACAATGCAAAATATTCTGTCCTTGGGGACGCACAGGAGCACGAGACAGCGAATACATTTGCCGTGAGCCTTACGATGTCACAGGTGGTAGTGGAAGATGATGCGTTTTTTACGGAATTGATGGAAGCGATGGAAACGCAGATCATGCCGTACTGGTCATTCCAGGGTTCTTTGCTTGGGAGGAATGGATCGGAGGAACGCGTGTCTTATTATGAAGTTGTCCCATCCGGGCAGGTGGATATCCAGAATGTGGCAGTAGGGGATGTCATTAAGCGGCAATGGAATTTCTTTGTAAACAGGCCGCCAAAGCTGACCAGCCTTTTAACAGTGGACAGAGGCTGACCTAAATAAAAAGAACAAATGTGAAGCAGATACAGGGAAGGCGTTATGCCTTTCCTTTTTGAGTTAGTGAAAAAGGCAGGAGGAGCACAATGCAACAGGAAAAATTTAAGCCTGGAATCAGTATGAATCCAGCAGCGCAGGAGACAGACGGTACAGATGCAGATACTGAAAAAATGGAATTTACGAAAGAACAGACAGCAAACCAGATGCGTATGCATGAGGAGGATTTCCTCCAGGGCCTTATTGATGCGGCCTGCTACACGGCAGAAGAGAGAAAAGTAATTGAAATCGCAAGGAAAGACCCGTCAACTGGTGAAAGCAGGGTATATTTCAGATTTACTATCCGCCCGCTGGCAGAAGAGGAGTACGACCGGTGCAAAAAGAAACATACAAAGTATGTACGCAATAAGAGCATAGGCGTGAAAATGCCAGAGGACACGAATGCCGTAAAATACAGGGATGCGCTGATCTACCAGGCAACGGTGGAGGAAGACCGCGCAAAGTTGTGGGATAACAAGAAAGCATGGGAGGTCATGCGTGACAAGGGGCTGCAGATCATGAACGGGCTGGATGTGATTGAATATTCGCTGAAAGCCGGTGAAAAGGATGCTGTCATTGATGAAATCGACAAGCTCAGCGGTTACGGCTCTAATCTGGAGGAAGTAGTAAAAAACTGATCCGGGCAGGCGGGAAGACCTGCCTGCTCCACCATATTTTTCAAAAACATGGGATCACGCCGGATGAATTTTACAGCAGGCCCAAAGGCGTGCAGTCCTTCATGCTTGCATCGACTTTAATAGCATTGGAGCCGCAGGAAGGAGATGGAGCGGATGGCGGAAACGGTCAGGATTGAAATACCGATTGAGGTATTTGACAATACAGACCCGGAGCTTGGCAATGCCATCCGGGGCATTGACAGGCTTGGGCAGGCTGCGGACAGGGCCGGAGAATCAGCCCAGCGGTCTGGACGGCGGGTGACGGAATTTGACCGGTCTTCGGAACGGACGCAGCGGACGCTTTCACAATGGATGAAAGAAAAATATGAAATCCTGCTGGAAGCAAAAGACCGGATTGCCCCAGTCCTTTCTGCTATCGGTGGCGGCATCCGAAACCTTGCAGGCAAAGCGTGGAGTGTTACCATGAAGGCGGCCGATTTTGTTACAAAACCGGTACAGGGGATCATAAATCTGCTGAAGAACCCCATTTTTCAAGTCGGAGCCGTCCTTGGAGTCAGTATCGGGATGAAAGATACAATAGAAACCTACAAAGACTTTGAGGCGGCAATGTCACAGGTACAGGCGGTAAGTGGGGCTACTGCTCCAGAACTTGAGCAGCTTACCGACAAAGCAAAGGAAATGGGCGCTACAACGAAGTTTACGGCTGAGGAATCAGCTACAGCTTTTAATTATATGGCAATGGCCGGCTGGAAGACACAGGATATGCTTAGCGGCATTGAAGGCATCTTAAACCTTGCGGCAGCATCCGGGGAAAGCCTTGGAACAACATCAGACATTGTGACGGACGCACTGACCGCTTTCGGGCTGCAGGCATCCGATGCCGGGCATTTTGCGGATGTATTGGCACAGGCATCTTCGAACGCGAACACGAATGTGAGTATGCTTGGGGAAAGTTTTAAATATGTTGCCCCGGTAGCAGGCGCCATGAAATATAACGTAGAAGATGTATCGCTGGCGCTGGGGCTGATGGCAAATGCAAGTGTTAAAGGCTCTATGGCTGGAACTTCTCTGAAAACTGCCCTGGTAAATATGGCGTCCCCGACAGACAAAATGGCTACGGCCATGAAAAAGTATGGCATCAGCCTGACAGACAGCGATGGAAAGATGAAGACTTTAAAAGGAGTTATGGATAACCTGCGCACAAGCCTTGGCGGGCTTGCGGAAGCAGAGCAGACAGCAGCCGCAAGCAGGATTTTTGGAAAAGAAGCTATGGCTGGTATGCTTTCCATCATTAATGCCAGTGAAAAGGATTATAACAAACTGACAAAGGCTGTGAACAATGCGGACGGTGCAGCAAAAAATATGTCGGAAACGATGCTGGATAACCTGCAAGGCTCCATTACCCTGTTACAGAGCGCTGTTGACGGCGTGAAAATATCAACCGGAGAGCGCCTGGCTCCATACGTGAGGGGGATTGCGGACTGGATGACGGAAATGATGCCGGAGATTGAATCCGGCCTGGGTGAACTGATGGATTTTGTTGACAGGAAAATAAACAGCCTTAAGGCAAAATTTGCAGAGATCAGAGCGACAGAGGAATGGCAGAATGCAGATATTTTCGGAAAAGTCAAAATAGCCTGGGATGAAATCATTGCGCAGCCATTCTCAGAATGGTGGGAAAGCGCCGGGAAAGCGAAGATTGCAGGCATGGCGGGCGGCGTAGGCGAAGGAATAGGTTCCGCATTGAAGACAGGGATATTAACGCTGCTGGGAATCGACGTATCAGGAACACTGGATGAGGGGGCAAGCATTGGGGCTTCTTTTGCAAAGGGATTTTCTGAGGGATTTGATTTTGAAACAATTAGCAGCAAGCTGATGGATGGTTTAAAAAATATGGTGTCCAATGCAGCGAAACTTTTGCCGGGAGGAGAAGCGGCAGACCTCTCTTCCTTACTGTCGGCTGGGATGTTAGCAAAAGTAGCAGGGCCGTTATTAAATGCGGGCATTGGTGGCGTAAGATTGGGCAGAAGCATCTTTGGCAGTCAAACATTGCCGCCGGAAGACGGTGAAACCACTGTCGTTCCAGGCATAGGAAGAAGGATTATCGGGAATGCGGACGCAGGCACTGGTCTTTTGGGAGTTGGTTCCAGCGTGGCGATGCGGCTTGGTGCGGGAAATCTTGCCAGTGGAGCTTCTCTGTCTACCGGTGCGCTTTCAGCGCTTGGCCTTGGAGCGGCCGCAGGCGGTGCAATCGGTGGGGTATCTGCCATCAGTGGCGGCATGGACGTTTATCGTGGTTTTACAGCAGATGATAAAGAAGAGGCAGCAGCGTATAAGGAATCCGGTGCATGGAAGTTGGGCGGCGTTGGCGCAGGAGCCGCAGCAGGAGCCGCAATCGGATCTGTAGTTCCGGTAGTTGGCACTGCTGTCGGAGGACTGATTGGTGCAGGCGTTGGCGGCATTGCCGGGTGGCTGAAAGGAAACAAAGTTAAAGATGATTACAAAGAGAAGTTAAAAGAACAGGAAGAGGCTGAGGCGAAAGCGCAGGAACTTGCTGCAAAAACCCAGCAGGTTTTTGAGTTGACAGGCGTTTCCATTGACAGCGCTGTTCTTGAAACACAGGAATTAAAAGATGCAATGGACGATGCAGGGGTTAGCGCGGAGCAGTTTGGCGCAATGTTCCAGGAAGCGGTTGGAAACAACCTGAAAAGCCATTTCGGCGATCTCAAACTCTCCCTAAAGGAAACACAGGACCTTGCAAAAAGCATTGTATTTGATAAACAGGAAAAGGGAGTGCAGAAATTTTCGGATGCGCTGGGCGCGTCGGAGAGCAGTCTGTCCGGGCTGAAAAACCGGATGCAGGAAATTGACCGGCTGAACTGGGAGGCAGAGCTTGGAATTAAGATGTCGAAGGGAGACATAAGCGATTTTAAGGACGCTATGGACGCGCTGGCAGAAGATGCACAGTCTTATTTGAAAGATAAGCATTATGAAGCAAATGTAGCTGTGAATATGCTTGCGGGAAAAGACAATGCGGACGGGATCAGGGACAGCCTGAAAGAGACTTATGCAGGGCTGCAGTCCCAGATTGACGAAGCCAGCGCTGAATTGCAACGCGTAACTTCAAAAGCATTCAAAGACGGCGTGATTTCTACGGAAGATATGGTAAAAGTTAAGATTGGCGGCGTGAAGTATGAAATGGATGAAGCAGCGGCAGTTACGGCTTTACAGAACCAGATCGCGGAAATCACAAACAAAGTGGCAGGCGCACAGCAGGACGCAAAGCTGGAAGCGTTGAAAATCCGGTATAGCGGTGCGCAGCTTGATGCGGAGTCTTTTGCAAATCTGCAGCAGGAATTGCAGGCGGATGTGGAAAGTTTTACAGAAAGCTACAGCCAGGCGCTGGAAGTTGGCATTACAAACCTAAAACTCCAGCTTGGCGAAGGCGCGATTGATAAATCTACATACGAAGAACAGTTAAAGCAGCTTGCGGAGGGCTACGATGCACAAATTGATGAAATGCAGGTCAGGGTGGAATCCTTTCAGCTTGACACGATCGCTGAGTCTTATGGCAGTGCGTTGGATGGGATTTTGCCTGATATTGAAGGAACAACATTTGAAAAATTGTCTGAGGCAATGCAGAATGCGCTTGCGATAGAGCCGGAACCGGCGGAATGGAGCGCAGAGCAGATCGCATCCTGGTTCGGATTGGAGAGTTTAGGCGCTGAAACACAGGCAGCATTGTCTGAAATCTTGCAGCAGACAGCAGAAACCATCCCGCAGAAAATGAGCGAAGAAATCACATCTGCTATGAGTGCGGTAGATTATTCCGGCTTGGATTTAGCAGGGCCGTTCTCCAATGAGTACATCTCACAGATGCAGGCAGCAGATTTATCAGCCGGCGCAAATGCGTTGGCACAAAATGTGGAGACAGGCACAGCAGCATCCATGGGACTGCTTACTTTTGCTGAATCCGGAGCTGCGGTGACGAATGGGGTTGGCAGCGCCATACAGAGTGCGGATATGAGTCCAATCGCATCTGCAGTGGACACTTTAAAATCCAATACGGATGCAAAGGTAAATTCTGCATTTGGCGCAGGAGTCTCGACAACCATGCCAGTCAATGTGACGGCGGATTACAGGCTGCTCAACCCGGCAGCGACTGTAAATGTCAGCGGGGCTGGTTCCGGGAATGCATCTTTGACGGCAACGATTTCTGGGCACGCAGCCGGCGGCTATGTGCAGGGCAGGCAGTTGTCCTGGCTGGCAGAAGAAGGGTATGGCGAGTTTGTTATCCCTACAAATCCAGGACGAAGGGCGCGTGCACTGGAATTGTACGAGCAGGCTGGTAAAGTGCTTGGAGTCAGCGCACATGCAGATGGCGGCTTTGTTGGAAATGGACAGCCAGCTTTTCAGAATTATATGGTTTCTGGCGAAAACGCGCCATTGCAGGGTTCCTGTTCCATGGATTCATTTCTGGCGGGAAATGACTCATTACAAGAGGTTTATCAGGGAAATATCAATTATATCAATGACGCTGTTAAAAACGCCCCACGCGCCTATAACGAAACCAAAGAGACAAATAATGTTTTGAACGATATGTCTGTTACAGAATCAGGCCAGAATGATTATGTCCCTGTGTATATTGGATCAGGCAATAGCGCTGAAAGCAGCCAGGGAAGCACGACGATACAGGTCAGCGTACAAATGTCCCCCGCGTTCAATATTTCCAGCCAGGAAACAGGAAAGCAAGGTACAGGGGATATTATGCAGGCAATCAGGAGGCATATGTCAGAAATTGCGGATGAAGTTGGCGGGGAGATTGCTGACAGGCTTAGTGAGGCGTTTGCGAATATGGCTCTGGAAGGAGTGTAATGGCAGTAAAGATAAAGCTGAAATCAGAAAACGGAAAAAAATTTTACTTTTCAGTCATGCCGGAAGAAATACACATGAAGTCGGCTGCGAAATACCAGACATTTGATGTTATCAGGGACGGTGCTGTAAAAGTGCCGAATGGCATGGAAGTTGATGAAATATCATGGGATGGTGAATTTTTTGGAAAACCGAAACGGAAAGAAAGCATCGTAAACACGGATTACTGGAAAAAGCCTGCGGACTGCATTGACATACTGCAAGAATGGATGGAAAAAGGAAAAGTCCTGACGCTGATTGTTTCAAAGACGTGGATTAACATGGACGTTACGATTGCGTCATTTGAAACAACAGCGTATGGGGCTTTTGGAAATGTGAAGTATTCCATTTCATTTGTCAGGGATCGCCCGCTGGAAGTGCGCACAACAAAAGAGGCAAAAATTGGAAAGAAAAAGAAAACAAAGAAAAGGCAGAATAAAAAGAAAACGGCAAAGTCCAAAGGTTCTGGGAATACTGCTTCTTATACAGTAAAGAGCGGTGACACGCTGTGGCACATTGCGGCTGCAAAACTTGGAAGCGGGGCAGACTGGAAAAAAATTTATGATAAAAACAAAGCGGTAATAGAAGCTGAGGCAAAGCGCCGCGGCAGGAGCAATTCTGACTGCGGCCATTGGATTTATCCAGGCACAGCGCTTGTAATACCGTAGGAGGCATTATGGTTGATATAAGCACACTGGAATATAAGGTGGTTGCCTTTGATGAAGGCGGGAAAAAGCACGACATTACGGATTTTATTGAAAATTTTGGCTGGGAAGAGAACGACCATGAGCTGGCGGTGCGCCTGTCATTTACAGCAAGGAACGATATTGTGTCGAAAAGCAGGCTGTCATCCACGATCAAACCAAACTGCCTGATCCTGGCATATGCCAAAAGCGGGAAAAAGCCGTTTGAAGAAGTGGTGCGCGGGAAGGTGGTAACATGGAGCCGCGTAAACAGGAACAGCGGATATACGTTTAAATGCACGGCATACGATGACTTGTACTTCCTGCAGAAAAGCCAGGATGATTTCTTTTTCCAGTCAGGAATCAGTACAAAATCAAGGATTAGCAAAGTGCTTGGCCAGTGGGGGATATCCCTTGGCAAATATGAGGGTCCGAACGCGTCCCACGGAAAGAAGAAATATCAGGCTATGTATATATCGGATATTGTCCTTGCTATTTTGGATGATGGGGTGAAAAAGGGCGGCAGCAAATGTATCATACGCCAGGAAAAAGGGCAGGTGCAGATTGTGAAGCGCGGCGGAAATAAGGATGTATATGTTTTTGAAACAGATAACACGACAGCCCTGACACATTCCCTTAGCACAGAAGATATGGTAACGCGCGTTAAGATCATGGGGAAGGAGAAGAAAGGTGGAAAAGAGAAAGTAATTGCTACCCTGAACGGGGATACAAAGTATGGCATCCGTCAAAGGATTTACAAGAGGGGGCACGATGAAAAACTTTCTGACGCAAAATCAGCGGCACAGGCGATCCTGGATGAAAATGGCAGATTGAAAAATGAAGCAAAGGTGCAGTCGCCTGATGTTCCATATATCAGAAAAGGCGATCTGGTATGCATGAGGGCACAGCAGATCAAAGGTGATTTTTATGTGCTCAGTATACAGCATGATGCAGAGACGCGGAGCATGACAATGGATATTAAAAGAAAGAAATGAGAGGTGGCCGGAATGGCATTTGATTCAAGCGGAGGCGCGAGCAAATTGGCGAAAGTGCTGACACAGAGAATGAAAAAATGCAAAGAGTCTCCTTTAGTGCTTGATTTTGGAGAGATACTCCCGAATATGAGCCTGCTTACAAACACATTCCCTTTGGAGATACCAAAAGGACAATATACGATCTGCCGCAGCGTAAGCTGGAACCCGGCAATCCCTATGACAATGACGTGGTGGGCGGATGAAGCTCCAAGCGTCCAGGGATGGGAAGAGGAAGACTGGAGTGAAAAAGCGTGGCAGGGAGGACCGGCAGATCTGCACAATCCTCCGGTCAGCGTTCCGCACATACATGGAAAAAAAGGGGAGCATGACCACGGATCGTGCCCGACAGGGCAGCATTATCATGATGTATATCTTCCGGACAAAATGCGATGGATCAAGCCCGGAGACCGTGTGCTTGTGGCATGGGTGGAAGATGAGGCGGTCGTTATTGATATCGTTCTTAATTCCGAAATTTTAGGTTCCTGAGACAGGGGGGATAAGAATGGCAGACCAGCTTTTCCCGGTATTTGAAGTTCCGGATATTGATGCAGGGGATGACGAATACGATGTGGAATACAGGCGGAGCGTGAAATGGGATCCCGTCATGGGGGATTTTGCCAGGGATAACGCGGGAAATATGATCCAATGCGAAGGCCGTGAGGCGTTTGCAACATGGTGTTTTAAAATGGTGCAGACAGAACGGTACGACCATAGCGCATATCTTGAGGAAATAACCGGGTATGACCTTGGCTCCGAACTTGAAGAGGCGGTGCAGGAAAGCGACCATGATATTACTGAGTCAATGATCATCCGGACAATTACAGATACATTGATGACGAATCCACGCACAGAATATGTAAATAATTTTGAATTTGAATGGGAAGGGGACGATGTGCATTTTTCGTTTGATGTGAAAGGAATCGAGTGGGACGAAACATTTAAGATAACATTTTAAAGAAAGGGTGGATGTAATGCAGCCAGAATTTATGCAGCCGGACTTTGTGGCAGATAACAGTCCGGAAGAAATACATGAGCGTATGATGGGAAACCTGCCTGTGGACATTGATGATATGCCAGGTGGCTTCCCATATGATTTTACCATGCCGGCAGCGATCCAGAAATCCGAGATCGTGCAGTTTTACATCGTGCGCGCAATCATGGCGGCATTCCCTCAGTTTGCATGGGATGACTGGCTGGATTACCAGGGAATGCAGGTAAATTTAACGAGGCATCCTGCGAAAAAGGCGCATTGTGTATTGAAAATACAGGGCGCTGCCGGCACCGAAATCGAAGCCGGGGCTGTGTTCTGCGTCCCGGCAACAAGGTTTACGCCGGCGATTGGATTTTCTTCGGATGATAGCTGCGTGATCGGGGAAGATGGAACAGCCCTCATACCGGTAACGGCGGTTGATGACGGCCCGGAATCAAATGTCAAAGCCGACTGCATTGTTATTATGGAAAACCCTCTGGATGAAATAACTGCAATCACAAATCCGGAATCGGCAATAGGCGGGGCGCGGCGTGAGTCGGACGATGATTTTTATGACCGGATAGCAGAGGAATATGCCAACAGCAGGACATTCCTTGGAAACGACAGGGATTACATACGATGGGCTAAGGAGGCAGGTGCCGGGGACTGTATCGTAGACCCGGCATTTGATGGACCGGGTACCGTGAAACTTGTGCTGATTGATGTGAATGGCCAGCCCGCAAATGAAGAACTGGTGCAGGCTGTATATGATTACATTGTTTCACCGGATGACCGATCGAGGAGGCTGCTGCCGACTGCCTGTGCGAAACTGTCATGTGTCCCGGCGACAACCCTGCGGGTAAATTATGAATGTACTGGGATGCTGTATGACAGGGATATTACGGATCCGGAACAGATTTCACGCTGTTTTGAAAAAGCAGTTATGGCAGTATATGCAGAAGCCAAGCAGGAAGGCATACTCCGGTATAATGATGTCCGACCGGTACTTCGAGGCATAGACGGTCTGGAAGACTTTGAAAGATTTTATATGAACGGGGCCATGGACAATATAGTGCTGGACGGTGAAGAATATCCATTGACCGGAAGCTGCGAGTTTAGTTAGGAGGCGCTTATGGGCAGGATAGACCTAGAGAATTTCCCTACGAGCAGTAGCGCATTGCGTATGCTTGATGATGTGTCAACTGGGTTTTATGAAAATTCATATGTGGGAAAATGGCTGTATCAGGTAATGGGGCTGGAGTATGACGATGCTTTCATACTGGCTCAGACGCTGCCGGAGCAGTTCTTTCCAGAGACAGCTACATGGGGGCTTAGGTATCATGAAGAAAAGTGGGGGCTTCCAATAAGGGAATCCCTTGAGGATGAGGAACGGCGCAGGCTGATTTACCAGAAACGGGATTATCGCGCACCTATGACGCCGCATCGCATGGAATATTACCTTCAAAATGCAACGGGATTTGCAGCGCGTATATCAGATTGTCACGATCCTGGGGACGATGGATGGCATCCGGCGCATCCTAATATTTTCCGGGCGGTGTTTGAAGGAGAAGGAACTCTGGATGTAAAGAAAGCAAAAGAGCTGTTAAAAAAGATAAAACAGTCACATACAACGTTTTTTATTTATGACAAAGTGGCCGATGTCATGGACAACCGAAATTTGGAGCAGATGCTTCTCTGGAAACTGACAATGAGGACACAGGTTCCGTTCTGGGGCTGTTATATTTTTGACGGCGCATGGAACCTTGACGGCAGTGTGCAGCTTTGCCAGAAAAGAAGGTACGACCTGCGGCTTGGCCTGAAATATTATATGGGAATTTTTTACGAGCTTGCAGCGCTGTATACCAAATTGTTTGACGGTACATGGAACCTTGACGGAT